AAGATGACAAACCTTCAACTTGCTCCTAACGTAATGTATGCATGGCAGATGGAAACTATTGATGGAGAAGTATTGACTCAGTATGATTCTGAGGGAAAAGAACTTAGCTGGAAAACACTTGATGTAGATAAAATCATACGCTGTTCTTTTCTTCCAAGAGTTTTAGGACTACCAAGGCATGATATCATGCTGGACTTTTCTGCTGGTGAAAAATTCATTAAAAGGTTTGGCCGTGGTTTCGTAAAGCAGGACAATAGTAAAACCGAATATGTGAATTGCTGTATGACTAACAGATATCGTGTCTGGGTTTTTTCCAGTGATGGGCGTGTCATAATCACGAAGAATGATTTTGAGTTGTACATAAATCTATGAGGTGATCTAAATGGCCGAGGAATTCATTATCCCAACGGTGAAGCACCCATTGGAAGAGGGTCCAGTCAACATAGATGCTACAATCTGGCTGGGAGGTCAAACAATTTCAAATATAGATTTCACAGCGAAGGATGATGCCGGCCTTGATAGTACAGCTGCTGTTTTAGATTCTGTGAAATCTACTTACAACGGGGTCAATGTCAGGCCTTGGATAAAAGGCGGTGTAGCTGGAAAAAAGTATAGAAGTTTTTGTAAGGTAACTACAAATGCCGGGGCGATAGGAGTTTTTATCGTGGCATTTGATATGCTATCGAATACATAAAGGAGAAGAACAATGCGCTGGCCAATTCAAGCTTTAAAATTGAAAACAGCTCCGGTTCAAGAGCCAATTGATCTGGCTGAGATGAAAAGATTTTTAGATATTGATGCCAGCGATACGAATGATGACAACCTGATAACTACCTTAATAAAATCTGCCCGCGATATTTTTGAAGAAATTAATTCTTGCCGATTGATAGAGCAGTCCTGGTATTTATACCTCAATGATTGGCCGGGATCTTGCGATATTCCTGATCCTGATTATGTAGACGAAATTGAAATCCCTTATTGGCCTTTGATGAGCATTACTACATTCAAGTACTTTGATGATTCTGGGACAGAGTATACTTTTGCAGGATGGCATGCAGACACTTCTAAAAAACCAGGAAGAATAGTCTTGAAGGAAGGATTCACATGGCCTTCGACTTCGGATTTAAGAAGAAGCGAAGGGATTCAAATAGATTTTAAATGTGGCTATGGGGCAGTGACCAATAGCGTGCCTAAAGGAATTCAGCTGGTACTTAAGATGATCGTGCAACATTTGTTTCATAATCGCAGTGAGGCGTTCTCCAGCAGCCTAAATTCCATGATCAGTAGGTATAAACTTCACACACTTTAACGAAAGAGAGGTATGAAATGAAGGCAGGTTATAAAACTACAGAGTTTTGGATTGTGGCAGTGGTTATTGCTTATGCTATTTTTCTTGCCACGGGAATTTTAAAACCTTCTCATATTTCTGGCGCTGCTCAGAATATAAAAGAAGGAACAGATGCTTTGCCTGGCCTTGTAGATGCTTTTAAAAATTTATTGGATAAGTATGGTGAACTTGCTATCATGGCAGGTTTGGCCTGGACCTATATCAAGAAAAGATCAAAAGAAAAAATAGAAGTTATCAAGCAGGGAACTATTCAAGAAATACCAGCCGCTCCTGATACTGATGTAATGGTGTCTGTTGTAAAGACTGCCATCAAGGAAATTCTTTCAACAAAAAAAGCAACTCCTCCTACCGAAAGGTGAAGTCATGAGAAAAACCGGGCGCTATTTACTTTTTGAAATCCAGACTGTCACTGAAACACAGGGTAGTCTTGGACTGACAGAAAGCTGGCTTCCCACTGGAAAGATTTACGGGAAGTTTGTTTCCTTTTCTGGTCTTGAAAGAATGAAAGCAATGGCATTAACTTCAAAGACCAGATATCAGATTCATGCCCGGTTTAGATCTTCTATCACAACAAAGAATAGACTTGCCCTGGGTACGAGAACTTTCAATATAGTTTCTATCGAAAATGTCAATGGTCAGAATTCTGATATGTATCTTATTTTGGAAGAATTGCCAACATGAAGATAAGACTCAACGCAGTTACAAAATTCAATGAGCAGAAAACAAATGAACTGCTCGTGCGCTATATTTCTATGGTGATAGAAGCTGGTGCCATAGAAATTTGGGCAGACGCTAAGAAGAATCACAAGTTCAGAAATCAAACTGGAGAATTGGAAAAATCAATAAGAATAGAAAAGGAAAAAATCGAGGATCCTCGAATAGTTCGCTATCATGTGAAGGCTGGTCTTGGTGAAAGTTCAGGAGTAAGAGGAATGGAAACAAGTGGCGTAGGTGCTGGTGGAAGCGATAAAGCATACTATGCCGTCTATGTAGAACTTGGAACTACAAAGATGCCTGCTTACCCATTTCTTCGACCAGCTATGGAACGCCATAGAATGGATATTGTAAGAAATGCAAAAGCATTATTTGATAGGTTTAAAAATATAGATACCGTCAGGAGAACTAAATGAAAGAACTCGCTGAAGGCATATCAAGTTATTTTACTGCAAGGACAACAGATGCTCTTTATGTAGCACTTGGTGGCAGGCTTTATTACAGACGTGCTCCGCAAAAGCCTGTCTTTCCTTATGCAGTATTTTTTATGGTCAGCGGAGTTCCAGATTATTATTTTTCAAAGTCACCTGAACTTCAGTACGAATCATATCAGTTTTCAATCTTTACAAAGAGTGCTTCCGCAAGCGATGGCGAAACACTTGCAAATAATTTACGTGCCCTGTTTGATGATGCAAAGATAAGTATATCTGGCTGGACCTTAGTTCAGTGGGAAAGGATCGCCGATATTTATTCACCTCCGATAGAAGAAGATGGAGTTATCATTCATCAAGAAAATATTCAATACAATTGCATCATGTCGCGTTAAACCTTAACCAGGAAAGAGAGGAACTATGGAAACAACATTGGAAGCAGTAGAGGCAATCAGGGAAGATCAGTACGTATTGGAAGAATTATTGAAAAATGTAGTTTCTGATTTTGAAACAAAGCATGGCGTTATAGTTGTAGGAATTAAATTTTTGCGATATGATGTTACTCAGATGGGTAGTCAACCTCAAACACTTTTAAGCAGAGTGGCTGCGCTTATAGCTATCAGTCACGAACTTGCAGATGGAAGGGGGTAGAGCAATGGATATTAAACTTGCAGTGGCACTACCTCTTTTCAATGATCGTGAATACAGTCAGTTCTGGGATTCCTTTCTTATAATGGAAAAACCAGAACGGTTTTCATACTTGCGACCAGACTTTCCTGGGCGCATGGATGCTACAAGAAACATCCTTGTAAAGTCTGCGCTGGAAAAGGGTTGCTCACATATTATTTTTATGGACACCGATCAAATATATCCTTCAAATACTATTCCAAAACTTTTTCAAACATTAGAAGCTTGTAACTGCAAAGTGGCCGGCACGGTGGTTTATAGAAGGTATATCCCATTCGAGCCATTGGTGTTCACAATAGAAGAAGGAGGACTGGTCAGGGTAGATTATGAAAAAATCTACCAGCAGGAATTTTTAAAGGTAGATGCAATTGGTGCGGGATGTGTGCTCTATGATCTTGATATATTCCGTGCAATCCCAAGTCCGTGGTTTGAAGATCAGACTCACATTGTCGACGAAAAAACAAAAAGAAGAGGGCCTGGCGAAGACATTGGATTCTGTTACAAGCTACGCGAGTATGGGTTCGAGATATTCCTTAATACATCATTGGACATCGGCCACATTTCTACACTTAACATCAACAAAGCTTTTTTCCACGTCTTGAGTCTGATTCAAAAAGCCGTAAGGCAACCACCACTAACCATAGAAAAGGAGTAAAAAGAAAATGGCGATCAAAGAAGGAAAGAATTGTAAGGTGTCCCTTGGCGCGAACAAAGTTTTGGGCATTGGTACGTGGAACATGGGTGGCGTTGCAACAGATCAGCTTGACGCCAGTCAGTTCGGCGATCAGTGGAAGCAATTTTTGCTCGGTCAGAAAGACGGCGGGACTATCACTTTCGCCGGTCTTTATGATTCGGCAGATACCACTGGTCAGGATGCACTCCGTGATGCGAACGCCAATGACACGTCGATCACGGACATCCGGTTTTATGTGGATGCAACGTCCTACTGGATTCCGTCCACGACCAATCCGCTTAGCTTCGTGAAGGTAACATCCTTCGAAATTTCCGCCGCCCAAAACGGATTGGTGCAGGTATCTTTCTCCTGCAAGGTTTCTGGCAGAATGAATCGCGTTTAATTTTTTACAAAAGAGAGGGGATGAACTTCAATGAAAGTAAAACTCGACAATCTAAATCCTGGTACTTGGTTTAATTTCAACGATGCAAAACCAGAGGATGGCGGTATCTGTTTGAGGGTAGCAAATACCGCCATCCTTCAAGAAATTGGAAAGGTTTGTTCTACAAAACATTTTGATTATGCAAAAGCTACAAATGATCAAAAAGGAAAAGCACAGAGATTTGAGTGGGTAGATTTCGATGAAGAAAAAGCTTTTGAAATGCGATGGGACTATTGCATTGTTGACTGGAAAAATTTAACAGATTCTAATGATGTTCAAATAGAGTGCACATTGGAAAATAAAAAGAAGTTGATGGGTGAGCAAATTGTTTTTAGTGCTTTTGTTTTGTCCTGTTTGAAGAAGCTTAACAAAACTATTATGGAAGAATTGGAAGAGCAAGCAAAAAACTTGTTCGGCACGTCGAAGGATATTTCCGGGGACTCGACTGCCGTGACTGTAGAACAATCTACTCAGAACGAAAAAAAGCCCCGGTAGATCCTCCTTGTGAAGAATGTTGGCCGCCTGCGCCAACCGAAGAAGATGCAAAGATTGCGCAAGTTTTTGTAATATCGAGGAAGAGTGAAATAAGAACAAATAGTTTTGGCACTTGGAAAGTATTCAATCCAGAACTCATCCTTAAATTGTTAGAGCTATATGAAGTAGAAGATACAAAAAGATCATTGATGAAGATCATAGAACTGGACAAACTATTTAAGGAATAAAGCCATGCAAGTAGGAGAGATCTCAATAGGCGTAACAGGTGATATCAGTTCGCTCAAGACTGTTCTTAGTCAGGCGACATCTGAAGTTGAACGAACTGCAAATACTATGAACCAGAAATTTAATTCTGTTGATCCTGGTTCTAAAATGACACCTGCTATAAGAGGCTTGCAGGGCTTTCTTGGAAAGCTTGGACTTGCCGCAACTGCCGCAGGTACTGCTCTTGCTGCAATTAGATTTTCTGCTGATTCAATAAAAGTAGGTATGGATTTTGAACATACAATGGTAAAGGTCAAAGCTATTACAGCGGCAACAGATGAAGAATTTAAAAGACTGAATGAAACTGCAAGAGCTATTGGTCGTACAACAGAATTTACTGCAAAGCAGGCTGGTGAAGGTTTAAAGATATTAGGTCAGGCAGGTTTGAATGCAAAGCAATCTATGGAAGCTTTGCCTGGAATTTTGAACCTTGCAACTATTGGCGAACTTTCATTGGCAGAAGCAACTGAAACTGCTATTTCTGCAGTCAATGCTTTTAGACTTCCAATGTCAGATCTTGGTAGAATAAATGATGTCATAGGAAAAACTGCCGTTGCTACAAACGCTGACGTACGTGATATTGCAGAGTCCTTTAAATATGCAGCACCAGCTGCAGCTGCATTTGGTTATAGCTTAGAAGAAGCTGCTGGCTACATAGGTCTGCTCGCAAACCTTGGCATCAAAGGATCTATGGCTGGTACTCAGCTTACATTTGCTTTTACAAAGGTTGCAGATGCATTTAAGTCAGTTGGTATGGATGGTGAAGGAAAGAAACTGATTGACGCCCTTAACCTTATCAATGAAAAAGGAATGACCACTGGACAGGTCATGGATATATTTGGTGAGCGTGGTGGTCGCGCCGTACTTGGTCTGCAAACGCTTACTGGAGAATATGAAGACTTTGTAAGTGTTCTTGAAAAGGCTGGTGGTACAGCTGCAGAGATGGCAGCTATTATGCGTGGTGATACCACTGGCTCTTTTAAGCAAATGGCTGCTGCTTTTGAAGGAATGAAGCTTGATGTATTTGCTAAAAATCAGGAAGCAGTTGCAGAAGGTTTTAAATGGCTTCGTGATGTTATCAATACTGTAAAAGATCCAGTGGTGGAGACTACTGGGCTTTTTGGAATGATGGCAAAGGCGTGGATTGATTTTGACCGGTGGTTTTCTACCGGTATTGTAAATATGAAAAAAGGTTATGATGATGTAAGAAGAACACAGGCTGCGCATTGGGAAGATCAGCGTGTTGGTATAGATCGCGTAAAGCAGTCAATGGATGACTACGATAGTTCTCTTAAAAATGTAGTCAGGCGATATCAAGAGATGTCAAAGTTTGCCGATCAGTTTGAAGAAGTAGATGAAAAACTCCGCGAATCTGTAGGTCGTTGGAAAAAGGTTATCACGAGTGATGCATGGCTCATAAGCGTAGGAATAGATCCCAAGCTGGATAAGGGTTTGCGTGATGCAAAAGAATTGATTGATCAAGTGTTTGTTGGTGATAAAGAAACTGCAGACAAGATGAAAAAATATTTTACTTTTAGAGCAGATGCATTTGGCGTATCTGAAACTGACGCCAGAAAACAATATACAAAAATGATAGAAATAGTAAAGAATTCTTTTCCAAAAGATAAGCATGAGCAGATGATTAAGTTTGTTCAGTCTCAGTTTGAAACGAGATTCGATATAGATTTTGAACCTAAGATAAAAGCTGAAAAATTTCCTGAACATGAATTAAAAGAAATGATCAAGAAGTGGCAGGAAACGATTAGAAGTTTTCGTGAACAGGAAATGGGATTGACTACATATGATGAAGTTTTGAAATATCAAACTGGTGATGTAGAAAAATTAAAAAGGATCCGTGCACTTGCAGATAAAATGTACGGTGGAAAAATAGATCTTGATGTAGATGTAGACCTTCACCTGAAGGATGTAAAACGTGGAGATGCTTATGCCGACTATGCTCAAAGGCATAAGGAAGTTCTTGGCGCCTATAATGAAGATGAAGTTAAAAAGCAACTGAAGGATATTGAAGAGCAGTGGAAAAAACATGATAGTGGTCTTGAAACATTAACAAAAGAAACTTTTGAAGCTATGCGTGAAACAGTTTCAGATGTATATTTTAAAGCACTTGAAGGCGATCTTAAAAATTTTGAAGATGTGTATGACGCCTTCATGAAAAGTCTTAAAAAGATCACTGCAGATTATTTTGCCCAAATGACTGTAAGTGCTTTATTTGGAAAGGAAGGACAGGGTGGTGGTTGGCTTGATGACTTAATGAAAGAGATGGGAATAAACCAAAACCCTGGTGGAATGAGCAATCTTCTTGGAGGCATGGCAGATAAGGTTAAAAACTTATTTGGATTTGGCGCAGAAGCAATGTCGACAACTGATGCTCTTTCAAAGGTTAAAGATACTGAAGGAGGTTTGACTTCAGCTGAAAGACATGAGGCAGATCATGCAGCTTCAACTGGATTTGAAAATATTGGACCAGCTACAGAAGAAGAATTTTCTTCTGCAATGGGTGCTGCTTCTTCAGAAGCTGTTGAAAAAATTGCTTCAGGCATAAAAGAATCGTTTGGAGAAGTTGGAGAATCATTGCAAGAAAATTTGGCTACTGGTTTAAAAGAATCATTTGGCACTGCTCTTAACGTAGGAATAATTTATGCTGATAGTATAGTTTCAACTGGAATGGGTGAAGGTGGGGGTGAAGGTGCTGGCTGGCTTGATGCTATCATGGGAGCAATTGGAAGCTATACTGGTAGTGGTGGCGAAACTGGCATGGGAACAAATACAGATTTTGGTGGCAATACAATGGGCGGTTATCTTGGAATGGTAAAGCACGAAGGTGGTAGTTATGGAGATCCTGGTGGAATGAAAAAACCTTTACAGGGTATTGGGCCAGATGAATATATGGCTATATTGCAAAAGAATGAAGTTGTTGCTACACCAGAACAAATAGAAGCTCTTGGTGCATCTGGGCCAAAAACAGTTTTCCAAGTTTCAAATAGTATTCTTGTTCAGGCTCCGAAAGGAAGAGTTACATCGGAATCTGTAAACCAATTAAGAACTGCTATTGCTTCTGAAATGGCTCTTTCGCAGAGGAGGAATGGATAATGGGCTTTTTAGAAATAAGGTTTCCAACAGATATAGGATATGGTTCGAAGGGTGGACCTGGTTACAATACCACTGTGGTAGAGACCGCTGGCGGCGATGAAAGTAGAAATCAGAACTGGTCCTATGCCCGCTATGTATTTGATGTGGCCTATGGCGTGAAAACTATTCCTCAGCTTGAATCTTTGATTAAGATGTTTCACGTTGCAGGTGGAAAAGAAAATGGATTCAGGTTCAAAGATCGTCTTGATTTCAAGTCATGTGACTATGATTCTGTCATTGCAAGAACTAACTGCACTATTGGAACTGGTGATGGTGTCATTGCTGCATGGCAAGTAGTCAAGACCTATACCTACAGCGGATATACGCGTACGCGTAGGATCTTAAAACTTGTTTCTGCCACTTTACTTGTGGAAGTAAATGGAGTTTTGAAAACAGAAACAACTCACTATACAGTCAACTACAATACTGGGATAATAACTTTTACTGGTGGAAATATACCTGCTGCTGGCCATTTGATTAAATGTGGTTTTGAATTTGATGTTCCCGTACGATTTGAAATTGATGAACTTCCAATTCTTCTGGAGAACTATCGCATAGGATCTGCTTCTGTACCATTGGTTGAACTCAAGACTGGGACATAATGCCATGGCTCACGACAGAACTGTAAGTGCAAATCTAAAAACACATCTTGCTGGATCTTCTACATCTATTGCCCTTTGCTGGAAGATTCAAAGAAAAGATGGGACGATTTACAGATTTACAAATCATGATGTTGATATTCCTTATGGTGGAGAAATCTTTACCCCTATTGGTTCTGGACAGATAACAGATTTGAAGCAAACAAATTCTCTTGGAGTTGATAATCAGGATATTGATTTGATTTATAGTACAATCACAGATCTTGTACTTCGATCGGGGTTACTTGATGATGCTGAAATATGGACTTTCAAAATAAACTACAATGCTCCTGAAGATGGAATTATAAAACTTGTTTATGGAAAACTTGGCGAATTAGAAATAAAGGATAATCAGGCGAAGATAGAAATACGTGGCCTTACTCAGCAGCTTGCTACACCAATAGGTAGGATCTTAACTCCTGAATGTGATGCCGATCTTGGTGATGCAAGATGTGGAGTTGTAATGACTCCGTTTACAAAAACAGGTTCCGTGACTTCTTTCACAAGTCAGAAAGTTTTTGTATCATCTGGACTTGCTTCTGTAGGAATGAATGACTATTTTAAATATGGAAAAATTTCTTTTACAAGTGGAAATAATAATGGAGTTCAACTTCAGGTTGATGCTTCTTTAGATTCCACTGGTCAAATTACTTTAGTTGAATCGCTTCCATTTGCTCTTGTAAATGGAGATACTTTGACAGCTTATGCGGGATGCGATCGTAGGAAAGCTACATGCATAAGCAGATTCAACAACGTACTTAACTTCAAAGGATTTGACGGGCTCCCAGGATTAGATAAGATCGTGCTCATTCCGACAAACATCCAGTGGACGGAGTATAAGGATTAGATATGTTTATGCTCATTCCGACAAATATCCAGTGGACGGAATACTAACATGGCAATTGGACAATATTTAGGCTTGATTGGCGCTGTGATAGGTGGCATTATTGGCACCTATACACCTGTCGGTACTGCTGGTGGCGCTGCAATTGGTGGTGCTATTGGTGCTGCGGCAGGTGCTTATTTTTTTCCTGAAGGTCCAAAGATGAAAAACGTTCCTCCTCCAGAGCCAGGAGAAGGAAGAAGTCAAGTGAGTTCTTATGGCGCAATGATTCCTATGATTTGGGGATCTAAAAGAATTGCAGGCAATATAATTTACATGTCGGAGATTTTGGAAACGCTTACAACGTCAAACCATCGAATGAACGGAACCAGATACTATGAAAAAGCAAAAATCTATACTGCTACATTTGCAGTTGCTTTTTGTGAAGGTCCAGTAACTACTATCTCAAGAATGTGGATGAATAATGAAATCTTTGTAGATTTCCGTGATAGTAATGATCCACATTATCCTCCAACAGATGGGGCAATTACAACTGCAAACCAAGCAAAATCTGCAGAATTGCGGGGCATATATTATACAGCTCATTATGGTGCTCTTGATCAGGCTGCAGATGCGACTCTTATAGAAATACTTGGAGTTGCAAATGTACAGGCATATCGTGGTCTTTTCTATGTAGTATTCAAAAATTTCCCACTTGGAAAATTTGGTGCCCTTCCTGCTGTAGAAGTTGAAGCTGTTAGGACCAGAGTAGCAAATACCACTGATGAACGTGTTTCAAATGTTCTTTCAGATATTTGTGAAAAGGTAGGCATGGTTCCATCTACAACTCTTGATGTAGCTGATCTTGTAGATGAACCTGTCGTTGGATATGCTCTAACACGCCAGATGCCTGCCCGGACTGCAATAGAACCACTTATGTCTGCATTCTTATTTGATGTAGCAGAAATAGATTGGAAACTTCATTTTGTAAAACGTGGTGAAGCTTCTATGGCAATTATTGAATATGATGAATTAGGAGTCAATGAGTATTCTTCTACAAAATCAGAAAGGATGATTGAAACAAGGGCGCAGGATGTGGAATTGCCAACCCACCTGATCCTTAACTATGAATCAATTGGCCGTGACTATGATACTGTTTCTCAGCATGCATCAAGGATAGATAGAGCAAGATTTTCGCTCCTGACTGTTTCTCTTGGAATAGTAATGACTGAAACGCAGGCGAAGCAGACTGTAGAAATACTTTTAAAAGCACTTTGGAATGCAAGAAAAAAGTTTGTCTTTTTTACAACACAAAAATATTTATACTTGTCCCCTGCAAGAGTAATTACTGTTGCTGGTAAAGACATGAGAGTAGTTTCAATGACAGACAAGTCTGGCATTATAGAATTTGTCTGCGAATCAGAAGATTCAGGAAGCTATGTCAGTACTGCTACTGCTGACAATCTTTCATACAATGCTGCAGATATGCTCAGGTATCAAAAAATTCCAAATGTTCTTTTTATGGAAATTCCAATAATGATTCCTGGTGATTATTCAGTAGGATTTTATGTGGCATTTTATGGAACTGCTTCTCTTTATGGTGGCGGTGGGATGAGGATGTCCGAAGATCAGATTTTATGGATTGATTCTGCTCTTGCAGGAGAAAATTCTAATATCGTTGGTGAATGTGATACAATACTTCCATCTGGCATGGCTGGTGATTTAGATTATACAAATACACTTGATGTGGATTTTTCAATCTGTGCAGCAGTTCCTGTTGATCACGTATTTGCAGATGGTCTTAATGTTGCGGCAATAGGGAATGCAGCAAATGGATGGGAAATAATTCAATTTGAAAATGTAGATCTTGTTTCTGGAACAGTTTATAGAATATCAGGTTTGATTAGAGGATTTTTTGGAACAGAAAATAAAATAGCTTCGCATGTGTCAGGAGAATATTTTGTTCTTTTAAGTGGGATGACTTCTATTGACAGGATCTATCTTATAAATGCAATGCTCAATATTCCTCTTTACTATCAGCCTGTTTCTATGTCAAGGTATGGATCAGAAACTTCACTTCAATATTCTTGTCCAGCTACATGTCTTGAACAGATAGCACCGACTTGCATTGAGTTCGGCAGGACTGCTTCTGTTATTGCAATTTCATGGAAAAGAAATGACTGTCAATTTTTTACAATAGATGATCTATCAGATTCAGGTGATATTCCAATGTCAGAAGCAGTTGAATCTTACGAAATAGATATTAAAAATTCTGGTGGAACAGTTTTAAGAACATTGATTTCATCTACAACTTCTGTTAACTATACTGATGCTGCAACAGATTTTCCAGGAGGAATTGTAGGATCATTAAACGTTTCCATCTATCAAATTTCTGCCCAGATGGGTAGAGGATTTGCAGGCAATAAGGCGTTCTAATATGCCAACTGGATCTTCAACTTTTGGAGCAATGTTTGTTACTGGTATAGCCAGTGCTGCCGGTATGTATCTTGGAAGCATTACTGGTGTAGGTGCTGGAAGAGGAATGGTGATCGGTGCCGCCATAGGTAGCATGATTGGATCATATTTATTTCCTGAAGGACCAAAGGGTCAAAATACTGCACCTCCAGGATTGAATGAAAATAGATTTCAATTGAGTTCTTATGGTTTAACACTTCCAAAAATTTGGGGCACTAAAAGACTTGCTGGAAATATAATTTGGATGTCAGATATAAAGGAAGTTTATATCAGCAAGAAAGTAAAAACATCAAGCTATCACATGGTGTTTGGTGCATGGGGATTTGTAATGGCTGTATTTCTTCTTGACCCAGTATTGGGAATGATGTGGAATCCGTGGAAACAGACAGACACTAAATGGTATGAGAGAAGTAGAACATATACGGCTTCTTTTGCAATAGCTTTCTGTGAAGGTCCAGTTTCTTCTATCATTAGAATGTGGATGGATAATACTGTTTGGGTTGATTTTAGAAATCCAGGAGGAGCAAATTATCCTCCAAATTCTGGTCAATCAACTGCTCAATCAAATTATGATAGATCATTAAGCAATACAATGGGGTATACTCTTTATTATGGAAGCAATACGCAAATGCCCGATCCAACAATTGAGGCATCAATGGGTGTAGGAAATACACCAGCATATCGTGGAGTTTGTTATACAGTTATTAAGGATTTTCCTATCGGATATTTTTCTACGATTCCGACGTTTGAAGCTGAAATTGTAAAGACAGGAACTACTACAACCGCAACTGCCAGCATCAGTGCCGCTTCTGCTAAAAATAGAACTGGAAATATGGTTCCATCTTCTACACCATGGACAATTGATGGAAATTATGTATTTGCTTTCAATGGCTATACTGCATTAAATGTTCAGACTGGCTCTGAATTGATAATGATGAATAAATTTTCAGATGTAGTTATTGGAAGAATGAATGTTCCAATGCCATGGGTTCCGAAAGAAATAAGGCATACTGTTGGAGATACTTTTAATCAAAAAGGAACAATAACTGGGTGGGGAATAAATCCAGTCACTGGCGAAATCAATATATCTTCTTCAATGCAGTGGGGAACTTCTTATGGAATGTATATCAGAAGAGAAATGATATACGATTCTTTTGGAGGAAATCTTACTTTTGATCAATTAAAGGTAGTTGATCCATATTATTCTCCTGTTTTAACTTGGAAGAATTTTTGGTGGACTAAGGGAAAAAAATATGCACAATCTGGTTCTTATGCTGGTGGTTGGAAAACTGTTGGCGGATTCATGAGAATAAATGAGGATTTTACTTATCCTGGAATGGTTACATATCAACAGTTGTATGGGTATTCATACTATGAAGGTTATCCTGTAATTGCTCAAGGTAGTGGTTGGACTGGTTACTACATGTATCTTCAAGCCTACAATGGAACATGGTATTGGATTGATGATTATTATGGTGGACATGCAGATAGTGGTGATATGGATCATGTTTATTTTTGCTCTGAAAGCAATATTTATCCAATTTTTAGTGCTACAAATGAATACTTCACAATCAGGGTAGATCCTGAAGCGATCACATGGCAAGATGGTGGTATGAGATTTTATGTCCCATGGGGTTCTTTTGAAAGAATAAGATCAGCCTGGGAAGATCCATACCCATTTGCATTTTCAAATGGAATTACTTTTCCAACTACAGCTTGGCATACTGGGTCTGTAGATCCTACTGTCACAATGATGGAGAATGTGACAAACAATGTAACTTATAAAAGGATCTGGCAGAATAAAACAACTGCTCCTCTTTCGCTTCTTGTAACTGAAGTATGTGAAGCTGCTGGAATTGCAGCTTCAAAAATAGATGTAACAGATTTGACAGATGAAATAGAGGGATATGCTCTAACACGCCAGATGCCAGCCCGTACTGTTCTTGAACCTTTACTTCCATCATTTATTTTTGATGTGTCAGAGGTAGATTGGAAACTTCATTTTGTAAAAAGAGGTAGTGCTTCAGTTGCAACTATTTTAAATAGTGAACTTGGAGCAGTTTTAAATGGGGAAGAATATGCAAAAAATAAAATGATTGAATATCGCGGTATGGATTCTGAGTTACCTACTCATATATCACTTAACTATGAATCAATCAACAGAGACTATGATGTTACGGTTCAAAGGGCTACAAGAATTGATAGGCGACATATTCTTCCAATGGATATAAGTACACCTGTTGTAATGACAGACCAGGCTGCATTGAGGCAAGCTGAAATTATTTTAAAGGCTCTTTGGATTGCCAGGACAAAATATCGATTTTCTACACTGATGAAATACCTTTATCTTGCACCTTCAAGAGTTATTACTGTTGGTGGAAAAGTAATGAGAATTTTGGAAATGCAAGATAGAAATGGAGTCATAGAATTTTTCTGCGAATCAGAAGCTGTTGGAGGTTATTCGAGTACAGCAGTTACTGGAACTCTTGCATATACTCAACCAAATTTAAATAATGATCCAGTGTTTCCTACTGCATTTCTTGCAGATTTACCTTTGATTCAAATTTCAGATTTAGATACTCCATTTGGATTTTATTCAGGTATGTCGGGAATTGGTAGCAATTATTCTGGAGGAGTTTTACGAACATTTGATATTACTAATGGTGAAGAATTAGAGTTTCAAGAAATCTTTACAGCTCCTAAAGATCCTTTTGG